ATGTTCCAAAGTTCCTTTGTTCCAAAGGTATATGTCTAAATCTGAGAAGGGGTTTTTAGGCCAGAGACCCTCTCTCTTACTCTTCAATTCTAAGAAGATATATATACTTATTTATTTGGAACATTGGAACATTTGTTTGTTTTCAATGACTTACGCCCGATTTGCTTGGAACAAGCTTGGAACATTTGGAACATTTGTTTGTTTTCAATGACTTAGGGGTGTAGGACTACTCTAGGTACTGGTATCATAACTTTCGGGCAGTTGCCAGAAATACGTTACTATGACATCTTATATGCAAACCCCATTGGAACATGGCTAAACGTGTCAGGCGTAGGACTACTCTACAAACTGGTATCAAATGTTTCGGGCAGTTGCCCGAATAAAAAAAGACCCGCCGAAGCGGGTCTAGTAGAGCATTGTGGTGCAATGTAATGACTTGCTATCACATGCAGTATGCAGATGCAACATGTAATGCGTACCGCTAACGGTAAACTGGTATCAAATGTTTCGGGCAGTTGCCCGAATTTTAGACAAAGAAAAACCCCAGAACCATTTGGCTCTGGGGTCGGTAGTATTATTTAAGGAATTTGTTTTGGTATCCTATCAATGTTGCAACCGCGGTGTCGTGGTCAAAATCATCTGGGAAAGGTCTATCACCTTGCATTAGTTTGATACACTCGGCAACCTTGGCTTGTAAGCTTTCAAACGCTGTCTTGCGTTCGTTGGCCTTGGCCTCTTGCGGGTTGGCTAGCTTGTCTTGTGTAATCAATCCGCGGCGTATTGTTTTAAGTAATTCGGTTGCCCTATCCTGTAACTTTTTACGGCTTGCTTTTTGTGCGTCGGTTGCGTCGCTTGGCAACTTGGCCGCTAGACTAGCACGCTCTGCCTTAGTGTAACATATCATAGCCGCAACTCTTTTACGCTCGGCGTATTGTTCTGCGCTTGCGGTACTTTCTTTGTTCTTGTGACTAATGTAATCAGTTGGCAAGATGCCACTTGAATACATAACCTGATAGGTCGCTGTCATAGTGCCAGACGTTTTGTGTATCGTTTGCATTGCACCAGCTTCTAGTGTCGTTATGCCATTGGCGTCTAACTTGTTACCTAGTGTTTCAAGGTTTTGTTTTGTTTTAGTGATCGTTGTCATAGTGTGTTCCTTTCAAGAACTTCGGCTATCCATTGTGGCCTTCCGATAAGTTACTTATGCCATAAGATGTTACACCAAACAACAGGTATACCCACGAAACAGCATTAAATACCATTCGGGCAACTGCCCGAAACACAATATAGCAAGGTATACCCTACCCCCACCCCCCGCTGTCTGTTAACGGGACTCCTATGTACCTATTATTACTAATCTGGATAAATAAAGTTGTATTTTTTGAAAACCCCCCACCCCTTTTTGAAAACCCTTGATAAAAAATTTTTTGTGTCCTATTATTACGTTACCGGTTAACAACCTGCGATGTGTTATGACAATGAATCTTACCCCAGAGATGGGTGTACCTTTAGAAGATGAAGTAAAGCAGTTACATCTGCCAGATCGTGCAGTTGCGATGGCTAAAACTGTCGAAGAACTAGAGAAACATGGGCTAGACACCACTCCAAACGAGGAGGATAAGGAAGTCGCCGCTGTTTTGGCTACCGCATTTGCACAAGAACCCGACAAAACGTCCCGAAAAGTGACACACAAGCGTGCAGCCAAGCTGACACCCCCTTCTATTAAGATGACAGGTGCTATAATTGATGAATTTAACCACTCTGTGGTAGAATCTTCGAAGCAATTGCGCAATTTAGTGACCAATAAGCTCGTCATGGAGACTGAAAACCCCGATCCTCGTGTACGTATGCGTGCATTAGAGCTTCTAGGTAAGATTTCAGACGTAGGGTTGTTCACAGAGAAGTCTGAAGTGACGATTACGCACCAAACTACTGATGATATTAAAGAAAAACTACGTAGCAAGCTTGCAAAACTGGTAAATCCAGAGCCTGAAGTAGACGATGCCGTAGTTTTGACCCCGAATGCCATAGATATTAACGAAGAATTTGGGTTTGATGATGACGACTGACGTTCTTGCCTTTGATGAAGCTGAGATTGAGGTCATGTTGGCCAACTTAGACTCGTTTAGCGAAGAGGAAGTTGCTGAGATTGACCGTATGGTCGATGAACTCAGCGTCAGAGCCGTTAATAAGGGCGCATATGATGACCTAATAGAGTTTTGTAAGTTAATGATGCCGGAGTTCATAGTGGGAAAGCACCACAGAATTCTTGCAGACATGCTTATGGCAATTGAATCTGGGGATGAAGACCGTATATGTGTCAACATTCCACCACGACATGGTAAGTCACAGCTTGTGTCTATCTTCTTTCCAGCATGGTTCTTAGGTAGGAATCCAGACAAGAAAGTTATGATGGTGTCACACACGACAGACCTAGCGGTGGATTTCGGACGTAAAGTTCGTAACTTAATAGCTTTAGACGCGTACCGGTCTATATTCCCCACAGTAAAACTAGCACAAGATAGTAAATCAGCAGGAAGGTGGAATACAAATGTCGGGGGTGAATATTATGCGTGTGGTATTGGTTCTGCTTTGGCTGGGCGTGGCGCTGACTTATTGTTGGTCGACGACCCACACTCTGAACAAGATGTTATCAACGGGAACTTTTCTGTCTTTGAAAAAGCTTACGAATGGTTCACCTTTGGCGCTCGAACTCGACTGATGCCGGGGGGTCGCGTTGCGATCATACAGACACGTTGGCATTTAGATGATCTAACTGGTCGAGTGGTGCGTGATATGGGCAAAAATGAACGAGCTGACCAGTATAATGTGGTCGAGTTCCCCGCAATACTAGATATAGAAGACAAGAAAACTAAGAAAACTGTGCAAAAACCTCTATGGCCTGAGTTCTTTGACCTAGAAGCCCTACTACGCACCAAAGCATCAATGCCCGTGTTCCAGTGGAACTCCCAGTATCAACAGAAACCTACTACCGAAGAGGCCGCTATGGTCAAGCGAGAGTGGTGGAACAAGTGGATACCGGACTCACCACCTCCGTGTGAATATGTTATCATGTCGCTTGATGCGGCAGCCGAGAAACATAACCGTGCAGACTTCACAGCACTTACTACATGGGGTGTTTTCTTGAACGAAGAGACCGAAGCTTACAATATTATATTGTTAAATAGTATAAAACAGCGTATAGAGTTCCCAGAACTTAAACAACTTGCGATGGAAGAGTACCATGACTGGGAACCTGATTCGTTTATTGTGGAGAAGAAAAGTTCTGGTGTAGCCTTGTATCAAGAGATGCGACGTATGGGCTTACCAGTATCCGAGTATACACCACATAGGGGGTCAGGAGATAAGTTAGCCAGACTTAACTCCGTTGCAGATATAGTAGCATCTGGGATTTGCTGGGTGCCAGAGACACGGTGGGCCGAAGAAGTGGTTGAAGAGATTGCAGGATTCCCATTTATGAGTAATGATGACCTCGTGGACTCTACAGTTATGGCCCTGATGCGGTTTAGACAGGGCGGATTTATCAGATTACCTAGTGACGAACCTGAAGAAGAACGGTTCTTTAAACAACGCCGAGGCGGATATTATTAAAAGGGTTAGCAATGGCTATTGAAAAAGGACTATACGCAGCTCCAATGGGGTTAAAAGACTTAGAAGGTGACCTTGAGGGCCTAGAGGAGATGGAAATCCCCGAAATGGAGATCGAGATTGTTGATCCTGAGTCAGTAACTCTGTCCGATGGGAGTATGGAGATTACTCTAATGCCCGGAATGGACGGAGATATTTCTGAATTTGGTGGTAACCTAGCCGAAATGATGAGTGAAGATGACCTTGATGAGTTGTCAGGTGAGCTTGTTGGGCAAGTTAAGGCTGATATTGAAGCGCGTAAGGACTGGGCAGACACGTTTGTTAAGGGTTTAGACGTATTAGGCTTTAAATATGAGCAACGTACAGAGCCTTGGGAAGGCGCATGTGGCGTAAACTCTACAGTTTTGGCTGAAGCAGCCATAAGATTCCAAGCTGAGACCATGAGTGAGACTATGCCAGCGGCTGGGCCAGTAAAAACTAAGATACTTGGTGTAGAAACTAAGGAAAAAGACGAAGCGGCTGCCCGTGTTATGGCAGATATGAACTACGAATTGACTGAAAATATGGTTGAGTACCGACCAGAACACGAACGGATGCTATATAGCCTCGGTTTAGCGGGTTCTGCGTTTAAAAAAGTGTATTTTGACCCTAATCTAGGGCGTCAAGCTGCTATATACATCTCAGCAGAAGACGTGATTGTGCCTTACGGCGCGTCGAATATTGAAGCCGCAGAACGTGTAACACACATAATGCGTAAGACTAAGAATGAATTGAAGAAGCTACAGGCCGCAGAGTTCTATAGAGATATAGACCTTGGAGAGCCAGAGCCTTACCACACAGACATCGAAGAGAAGAAAGCGGAAGAAGGGGGCTATTCGCTCACTGATGATGACCGCTACGCTATCTACGAAATACACGCCGACCTCCTTATAGAAGGTATTGATGACGAAGATGGCATTGCTCGACCATATGTCGTTACGATTGAGCGTGGAAGTGGTGAAGTGCTGGCGGTCCGTAGGAATTACGAGGAGGGTGACCCTCTCACTCTCAAGCGCCAGCACTTCGTCCACTATAATTATGTACCGGGATTTGGGTTTTATGGCCTTGGCCTGATACATATTATCGGTGGGTACGCCCGTGCCGGTACTTCCTTGATACGTCAACTAGTAGACGCGGGTACGCTCTCCAATCTCCCGGGAGGGTTAAAGTCCCGTGGATTGCGTATCAAGGGAGATGATACACCTATCGAGCCGGGTGAATTTAAGGACGTAGACGTGCCGTCAGGGTCAATCCGTGACAATATCATGCCGTTACCTTACAAAGAGCCTTCACAGACGCTCCTAGCGCTTCTCAACCAGATTACTACTGAAGGACGACGCCTAGGTGCTATAAGCGATATGGACATCTCTGACATGTCTGCTAACGCTCCTGTGGGTACTACACTAGCTCTACTAGAACGCACACTGAAACCTATGGCTGCTGTACAAGCACGCGTACACTACGCGATGAAGCAAGAGTTTAAACTACTTAAAGCGATCATGGCGGAGTATGCCCCTGAAGACTACGCTTATATACCCGCTAGAGGCGAGGTAGGGGCTAAAAGGGAAGATTACATGATGGTGGACGTGATCCCTGTCAGTGACCCTAATAACTCGACTATGGCTCAACGTGTAGTACAGTATCAGACTGTTCTGCAAATGTCAGCGCAAGCACCACAGATATATGACCTACCACAGCTACATCGCCAGATGATAGAAGTATTAGGCGTAAAGAACGCCGATAAACTCGTCCCAACTAAGGACGACGCAAAACCAACCGATCCGATAAGCGAGAACATGGACGCCCTAGTAGGCAAACCTATGAAAGCGTTTATCTACCAAGACCACGAGGCGCATATCGCTACGCATACATCGTTCATGCAAGACCCTATGATGGCTCAGATGATCGGACAGAACCCACAGGCCAAACAGATTATGGCGTCTCTACAGGCGCATATAGCCGAACACTTAGGGTTTGCATACCGCACTAAGATAGAAGAGAAGCTTGGTGTAGAATTACCCGCTCCAAACGAGGAGATGGATGAGGATATGGAAGTACAACTGTCACGTCTGGTTGCAGACGCAGGCAAGCAACTTACGCAGGCTAATCAGAAACAAGCTGCGCAACAGAAAGCTCAACAGCAACAGCAAGACCCGATCATACAGATGAAACAGGCAGAGCTGCAGATCAAACAAGCTGAAGAGCAACGCAAAGCCGCTAACGACCAAGCAGATCAACAGATCAAACAAGCGGAACTACAGTTAAAGTCTCAGAAAATTCAAGCGGACGCTACTTTAGCCGCTGAGAAAATTCGTCTTGACGAAGAAGAACTTAAACTAAGCGCTCAGAAAGATGGTATTAAGATGGCATCTGACAGGCGCACGTCTAACGCTAAGATCGACATTGAGATGGCGCGTATGGCACAAACAAAACAAAAACCAGAGGGTAAAAACTAAGTATGGCTAAAACCGTCTTTGACGTGCTTAAAAATAAAATCGGCGAGGACATCTCGTCTGCACAGAGTTTCTTAACCGCAGGGTCACCCAAAGACTATGCGGAATTTAGGGAAGTTGTTGGCTTAATTCGGGGTCTCGAAGCCAGCAAACAATACATTGAAGACCTTGCGAAAAACTATATGGAAAACGATGATGACTGAAGCAGCAGTTAAAATCAGCGATGCTGAATTAGAACTACAACTACCTAAACCCGTGGGATACCGCGTGTTGGTAGCACTACCACAACCCGAAGAAACCGTAGCAGGGACATCGATCCTGAAAACGGAAACAGCTAAAACTCAAGACCATATCATGTCTATTATAGGACTTGTTGTGGACATGGGCGATCAAGCGTACTCTGATGACGAACGTTTCCCCACCGGACCTTGGTGTAAGGAAGGCGATTTTGTTATGTTTCGTATGAACTCAGGGACACGTTTTACAATAGGTGGCGTTGAATATCGGTTAATGAACGATGATTCAATTGAAGCAATTGTAGACGATCCAGCAGGTATTCAGAGGGCATAAATATGGCATTTCAAAAAGTAGAATTTGAATTTCCGGAACCAGAGGACAACAAACTAGACATTGAAGATTCTGGTTCTGTTGAAATTGATATTTCCGGCAAGAAAACTAAAGAAGACTTCATGGAAGTAGAAGAGACTCCTGAGCCAAAGGCTAAGGAAAAAGTCGAAGAAGCTCCTGAAGACGACTTTGAAGTGGAGGTTGTAGATGATACACCTAAAGCAGATCGTAACCGCAAGGCTTCAGAGCCTCCGGCAGACGTTACAGATGAAGAACTTGAAGACTATTCTGACAAAGTTCGTAAGCGTATCCAGCATTTTAGCAAAGGTTACCACGACGAGCGTAGAGCTAAAGAAGAAGCTTATCGTCAGAGTCAAGAACTTGAAAGAGTTACCCAGCAACTTATGGAAGAAAATAAGAAGCTAAAAGGCAATGTTAACAAGAACCAGACGGCGCTACTCGAACAAGCAAAGAAAAATGCTAGTATTGAGTCAGAAAATGCTAAAC